GACCCCAATGTGGACGTCATGAGTCCTCGGCAAGCAGAGCTTGCCAGGACTCCGTTGTTGCAAGCTTCGCTTGCTGATCGTAGAACGGTAGCATTGGGTACGCGCCCAAAGGGCGCAACCTTGTCCGACCAAATGGTTGAAGACCTTCGGTCTTCTGACCAAATGGTTGAAGACCTTCGGTCTTCCGACCGTAGGTCGGACGTAGGGGATGATGCCGTGGTTGGCGAAGCCAGAGAAGCCAGAGTAGTGGAGGCATCAGGTGACCTTCTGTCACTGTGCGAAGGTAACAAGGAACTTATGCCTTCTGACCAAGAGGTTGTAGACCATGCTTCGCAAAGGTCTTCTGACCAAGAGGTTGTAGACCATGCTTCGCAAAGGTCTTCTGACCAAGAGGTTGTAGACCATGCTTCGCAAAGGTCTTCTGACCAAACTCGGCAGGAAACTCGTCGTAAGGATGTCGGGGTTTTTAGTGAAACTAGTGAAGTGGAGATATCAACTGAAGGTTTGGATGAGACGGTTAACCCTGAAGAGACGACCATAGATACTTCTACGATTTATCAAACATACAAACAAGAAGAAATGAATTCACGTGACAAGTTTATTTATTTAACTACCAAAAATATTAAAGATATACCACATCAATCCAATTTATTACCCTATTTACAAAAAATGTCGTGTAAAAACGATCACGCTCATGATGCAAGCCGAAACGAATGTGGTATCCGTAGCAGAGCGGAGAATATCCACGCATATTCTGAAGGACTACATAAGACTCCAGAGGAATATGATGCCAGCGATACCTCTACTACTAAATTCAAAAGGTGCAAATCACCCGGAGAATTTTGGGAATCTAGAGAAGACAAAGGTGCTATATCTATTTTACACTATTTAATTGAATTAAGTATACAAAATTCAACAAATGCAAGCCGAAATGGAAGCGATGCCGATAACGTAGTGCCGGAAAATTCGGGTCGGTACGAAAGTAGTGGTCAGCGAGCTTTGCTCGCAACAACTGAGTCCAGGCAAGCAGAGCTTGCCGAGGACTCAAGAGAATTTCTCCGGCATAGTACGGTCAGCGTAGCAACCAGAAACCCACGTTCCGTGGGTTTTTTGGACGATGACTTTGCGAAGCTTGGAATCGGGCGTACAATGAAGGCATCTCCCATACAAGATCTCAATGAAGAATCGTTGTTGCATAGGATACGTGATGAGCGTTCAAATATTTGGACAGAACCTGAATGGGGATTTCCTAAAGGACGACGTAATTTTCAAGAAAAAGATTACGATTGTGCTTTGCGTGAAATGACGGAAGAAACTGGATATCCATTGCACTTGATGAAAAACATGAAAAATATATTACCTTTTGATGAAATATTTCTAGGTTCAAATTACAAATCGTACAAACATCGTTATTATTTGATGTATATGAATTATGAAGATTCACACATTACCGATAGATATGACAGAAGTGAAGTAAGTATGATGCGATGGAAAACCTACGAAGAATGTTTGTTATCTATACGACCGTATAATTTAGAAAAAAAACGATTAATCAAAAATATTGAAATTACGTTGTCCAACTATTTTCATACTGCAGCTGGACTACCAAAAACGTATTCACATCGCTAAGGGTGTAAAAAGGTATTAGTTTCGTAGGACAAGGGACGTTGTCGGTAACGTAGTGGAGACATCAGGGATGTGTAGTGGAGACATCCTTATTATCGTATCATAAATGTATAGACTGTAATATACATTTATGGAAACACAACCATCGGTAAAAACAAATAAGACAAAAAAGACACAAAAAAAAAAGGATCAGGACATACCACAAACGGTCAAGACACCTAGAAAAACACAACGTAGAAAGAAAGAACCTGTACAAGAACCTATCCAAGAACCTGTACAAGAACCTGTACAAGAACCTGTACAAGAACCTGAACAAGAACCTGAACAAGAACCTCCTAAATCAAGAAAAGACGCAAACTCGTACGACCGAAGGTCGGTAGAGTTTGGTAGGGATGTCGGGAACGTAGTGGAGACATCCATTCCAGAAGAAGACGAAAACTCGTTAAGGGACGTAGACCGTAGGTCAGAAGAGTTTCGTAGGACAAGGGACGTTGCCGTGAACGTAGTGGAGGCATCAGACCCTAATGTGGACATTCTTAGGTCGGACGTAGGGGATGATGCCGGGTCAGCGAGGAACGTAGTGGAGGCATCTGTCCTATATCCCAATATTGACGACCCGGATTTCCAGTACAAAATCGCCCAAAAAAAAAAATTCGCAGATACCAGATACGATGGTAGAATATTGGATATTGAAGAAGAATCCGAAAAAAGATGCAATGCACCTTTTGAATTGATGCCACATCAATTGTTTGTAAAAAATTTCATGTCAATGCAAACACCTTACAATAGTTTGCTCTTATACAATGGTTTAGGTAGTGGAAAAAGTTTAACTGCCATTGGTGTGTCCGAAGAAATGCGAACATATATGAAACAAGTAGGTGTACATAAACGTATTGTCGTATTAGCATCACCCAATGTGGTGAATAATTTCCGTTTACAATTGTTTGACGAATCCAAACTACGAATGGAAAATGGAATTTGGACCATCAATTCCAGTATCGCACAAGCTATTTTAGATGAAATCAACCCAACACATTTAAAAGACATGAGTAAATCACGCATTTTGGCGAATGTACAAGCATTGATCAAAACATATTATGATTTCAAAGGATATGTGAAATTTTCCAACGAAGTATCCAACGCTTTAAAACCATTTCCCGAAGGCGACCCCCGTAGAATACGTAAAATACAATCCATGTTTAATAATCATTTGTTTGTGATTGATGAAGTACATAATATTCGGTTAACCCGTGATAATGATGATTTAACCACCGCCAATTATTTGTATATGATCGCAAAGCATGCCAAAAATGTCCGGTTTGTTCTATTATCAGCTACCCCCATGTACAATTCCTACAAAGAAATCATATGGCTTACCAATTTGATGAATGTCAATGATCGTCGGACGGAAATTACCAATGAACAAATTTTTACCAAGACCGGTGAATTTCGTGTTCCAGTATCCAGTAATGAATTGGTAGGCGAAGCATTGTTACGTAAAAAACTCATGGGTTATGTATCGTACGTTCGTGGAGAAAATCCCTATACCTTTCCATTTCGTATTTATCAAAGTAACCTACCCAAAATATCCAACGATGAACCCCCAATATACCCACCATTATTTATGTCTAAAATCGGTGATATTCAAAAACGTGTCTACCAAATGGCGTTGAAACAAATACAACAACGTAGAATCACTGTGCAATCATTAAATACATCATCAACCACGTCCGAAATGGATATGGGATCCACGAATATGATGACCTATTTGGAGACCTTGGACAATATGGGATATGAACAATTACGTGTTCCTATTCAAACACTCAACATTGTGTACCAAGACATTCCCGCCGAAAAAATGGATACTCAACCGAATATGGATGTGGCAACGCATATTCAGAAGGACGACTCTGCTGCTATTGCTGCGATTGCTACGCAGCAAAAGCTTGGAGTCCAGATGAATATGGATTTTTTTGTAGGAAAATTAGGATTAGAACAAGTCGTACAGATAACCCCGGAAAAACGTTATAAATATCAATCCAATGGTTCCCATTTTTTTGAGAAACAAAAACTCCGTCCTTATAGTCAAAAAATATCCACCATATTGGATCATATACATGGTTCTACCGGAATTGTAATGATTTATTCCGAATTTATCTATGGTGGTGTCATACCCATGGCATTAGCACTGGAAGAAGCCGGATTTGCACGCGCATCGCGTAGTCAAGGGAAACCAAGTACCTCTTTGTTCTTGGAACCACCAACCCCCCCTATTCCTGGAATGTATTATACTTTGATTACGGGAGACAAAGATTATTCACCAAACAATGTAGAAGATTTGGCGAAAATAAATCATCCGGACAATCGCAATGGAGAATATGTGAAAGTAGTCATTATTTCACGTGCAGGTGCTGAAGGATTGGATTTTAAAAATATACGCCAAGTCCATATTATGGAACCGTGGTACAATATGAGTCGTATTGAACAAATTATTGGACGCGGAGTACGTAACCTGAGTCATTGCAATTTACCAATCAAAGAACGAAATGTAGAAATTTATATGCATGCGAGTGAATTAGAAGAAGGAATATCTGCGGCGGATATGTATTTGTATCAATTGTCATTTAAAAAAGCGATACAAATTGGACGCGTAAGTCGTGTATTGAAAGAAACCTCTGTGGATTGTGTATTAAATCGTGGACAAGCCAATTTTACAGTGGAAAAAATGAATCAATCCTTACGTATTCATACGTCTACTTCCGAAGGAGACATTGATTATCAAGTTGGTGACCAATCTTATACGGCAATATGTGATTATAGTGACAAATGTTCCTTACAATGCCAATCCAATATACCTGAAGAAACATTGGAAAAGACCCTGGGAACCAATCAATTTACCTATTCTACTACGTTTTTAAAAACCAACCAAGGACGTATTATAGAAATCATTCGTTCGCTGTTTTCCAAACAGATTTATTATCCGGTGGATGTCTTGGTACAAAAAATACAAAAAGAACGAAATTATCCTATAGAACAAATTTATTATAGTTTGACGTATTTGATTCAAAATAAAAACGAATATTTGCTGGATAAATACGGAAGATTGGGACATTTAATCAATCGTGGGGATATTTATGCATTTCAACCCATTGAAATTACCGATGAGCGAATTTCTGTATTTGATCGTACTTTTCCGGTGGAATACAAGATACCTAAAATTCATATTACATTGTCACCTACATTTGTACCTGTCGTAGGAAATGAAGGAAATGAAGGTACCCTACCAACAAAACAAACGATTCCGCCATCTATTGCTTCGCAACAAGAACTCACTCCTGAAGAAATTAAAAAACCAATGTCTTATGAAACCATATTGGCGCAAATCCAAACGGACATTGATACGATAGAAACGGTTTCTTCCAAAGCACGTAGTAAAATGAACAAACAATCATGGGATGATTATATGCATGCAGGTGATTTGTTCAGTACGTTGCGAGACATTTTTGGAATAGATTTGTCAACAATACAAAAGTATATGATCCATCATGCGATTGATTCCATGTCCATGTCTATGAAACTGATTCTACTGAATGCCTTCACTGCGTTCCCGGCAACGTCCCTTGTCCTACGAAACTCTACTGACCTGCGATCATCCGAGTTTTCGTCTAATGCGTTCTTGGTACAAAGTTCAGGCGATTCTCTGGTAGAAACCGAAATATATAAATATTTGAATACGTGTATACATCGCGATGAAAAATCGGGTCGTGAATACTTGATACTTGCCAATGAAAAGAATCAAGTAGAAATATTTAAAAAATCAAATGAAGGAACCGCGTGGAATTCCGCCCAATATACAGATATTCAATCCGTACAACGTACCATCATTGAACCTTTTCGTGTTTCTATGACCCCATTGAAAGAACATACGGGAAAAGTTCTTGGTATATATTTGTATGAGATGACCAAAGAACGTACGACACAGGCTCCAATATTTAAAATTAAGGATTTTACCAAGAAAACCACTTCCCGAAATGCCAAGGGGGAGAATATGAAAAAAGCGGGAAAAATACGTGAAGTGGAATTGTTGAAATTGGCTTTGGCAGATATATATCCGGAAAATGAATTGGTTCAAAAAGAAAATTTTTCGGTATCCAAATACAATCAGGGTAATTTGAACATATTGTTGGAATTGATATTACGTCATGGTCAGGATGCCTCCACTACGTTCACGGCATCTCATGGATCTGAAAAAAAAAGGATCGGTATGATGTCGCCGGAAACATATGCAATGTTGTCCATTTTGTTTTAATTTTTTGTTACTCAACTTCGCACCCAATTTCACAGTCACTGGGTATAGATTCATTATTATTATCCGAAGGATCCGATATATTTCCTGTAATATCATGCGTTTTAGTTGGAACTCTCAGACCATTTCGGATTCTCCATTCATGTTCCCATGAACTAATCATTTTTGGTTTAGGTGTAGGTTCAACACGAAAAGTCGCTAATTCTTCATGAGACATCACTACCGAATATATCAATCGTTCCGCAACATGGTGAATATGCTCCTTTTTTTCCTGCAAAAGTATCAAGGCTTTTTTATAAGCGTCTTTGACCAATATGGCGACTTCTTGATCAATCATTTTACGTGTATATTCGGAATAGGTACTGTATAATGAGGGGGAATTGCTCTTATAGAATACATTCAATTCGGTACCCATGCCATATTTTTCAATCATGTCTGTGGCAAGTGCATTGGCTTGATTTAAATCCATGGTAGCTCCTACTGAAATGTTTTCTTCTCCATAAAACACTTCTTCGGCGGCTTTACCACCCAACGCAATCATAATACGTTGTTTTAGAATTTCTTTGGTATACAACCCACCTTCACGAATATGTTCTTTTTCATTGAAAAGAGTGAAACCACCTACCCCAGAATACGCGGCTTGTATAGATACTTTGTGTAAATCAAAATGGTCATAAAATTGTGTGACCATCAGTGCATGTCCAAGTTCATGGATGGCGACACGACGTTTGACTTCAGGACTACGGTCATCCACCTTTTTCTTAATACCAATGATACGTTTTTCAAATGCTTCCATAATTGCAGGTTGGGTAATGATAGTTTCGTTTTTCCGCGCAATCCATATGGCGGCTTCATTCATGATATTTTGAATATCGGCGCCAGAAAACCCACCCGACATTTTGGCTAATTCCTGTGAATTGATCTCCATACTGATATTGCGATTTTTCAAATACAAATCAAATATTTGCACACGTGAACGGAAATCCGGCAAAGGAATAGAAACAATACGGTCAAATCTACCTGGACGTAACAGTGCCGGGTCCAATACATCCTTGCGATTGGTTGCCGCCAAAATAAGAATACCCGAATTGGATTTAAATCCATCCATCTCCGCCAACAATTGATTCAATGTTTGATCTTTTTCGTCATTACCCCCTGAAACGGGACTATCTGCGCCGTTACGTTTTTTTCCGATAGCATCTATTTCATCAATAAAAATGACACAGGGAACGTTTTTACGTGCATCGGCGAATAAATTACGCACACGTAGCGCTCCTAATCCAACATACATTTCAATGAATTCTGAACCCGACATTTCAATAAAATGGGCTTTAGCTTCAGTAGCAATGGCTTTTGC